CCAACGGCGACAACCCTGACGTTCTGCAATACAAGTTGCCGGATTGGTTCCCCGTCAAGGGCAAGGCTCCGGATAAGGGCATCCTGCTGTTCGATGACCGCAACCAAGCCAATGCCGACTTGCAGAAGGTTCTGGCAAACATCTGTCAGGCTCGTAACCTGCATGGTGTTTCCCTTCCGGACGGTTGGATGGTTGTCTCTACTGGCAATCGTCAGGCTGACCGTGCCGGTGCTAACCGTGTTCTGTCCCACCTTCGTAACCGTGAGACGGTGCTTGAGTACGAGACTCACCTCGATGACTGGACTTCGTGGGCTATCGAGAACGGCGTAAAGCCTGAGGTTGTGTCGTTCATTCGCTTCCGTCCTGCTCTGCTGCATGACTTTGACCCGCAGCGTGACCAGAATGCAACCCCTCGTTCTTGGGTTGAGGGCGTTAGCGATGTGCTTGGTGCTGTCCCTGCTGAGGCTGAGTTCGAGTGCTTCAAGGGTGCAGTCGGTGAGGGTGCAGCGGCAGAGTTTGTTGGGTTCCTTCGCATCTTCCGGAAGTTGCCTAACCCCGATGCCATCCTGCTCAACCCTAAGACTGCGGATGTGCCTACCGATCCGGCTACGTTGTATGCCTTGAGTGGTTCGCTTGCTGAGCGTGCTACCAACAACAACTTTGACCGTGTCATTCAGTACACCGACCGTATGCCTCCCGAGTTTGGTGTTCTTGCTGTGTCGTATGCCTGTCGTCGTGACCCGAACTTGGCTACCACGGGAGCCTTCACGCAATGGGCAATCAACCATCAGGATGTTCTGTTCTGAGCACCTGACCACCGAGGGGCTTCGGCCCCTCACCACCTACATATATAAGGAGTGAGCACATGAAACTTTCTGACAAGGCGTTACTTGTACAACTGTCGATTAGCCAGTGGACTGCTCGTAAGTACGACAAGAAGGTAACGATGGACGTTGCCTCTGCACACGGTGCAGACATGAGCGTTGGTCGCTACAACAAGTCTCTGCTTCCTATGAACGACTACCTAGACCACGTTCACAAGAAGTCCACTCACATTCGCACCAAGTTCTATAACAATACCCTGCCGTGGGGTATGGACGGTATGCAGATTCTGCCGTCCGCTAACTACCTCACCTTCATGACCGACTTCCGCAAGGAAGCGAACGACTGGAAACAACTCGTGGATAACTTCATGCAAGCCTATCCGCAGTTGAAACTTGACGCCCAACGGCTGTTGCCCAACGGTCTCTACAAGGATGACGACTATCCGACCGAGAACGAACTGCGCCGTAAGTTCAACATCGACCTTGCTGTATTCCCTGTTCCGGACGGTGACTTTCGTACCACTCTGGCTGAGGATGAGATTGCGGGGATACGGGCCGACATTGAACGACGAGTTACTGAGGCCTCTGGGGCTGCTATGAACGAGGTCTGGAAGCGGCTGTTCGACAAGGTTCAACACATTGCTGAGAAGTTGGCTGACCCTAGCGCCATCTTCCGTGACTCGATGATTGAGAATGCTAGGGAAATCTGTGCCTTACTACCGCGACTAAACTTCGCGGATGACCCCAACCTTGAGGCTTTGCGTCAAGAAGTTGAGGGGAAGTTGGCTTCGCATCACCCGGATGCGTTGCGTTGTGACCCTGACCTTCGTCGTGATACTGCGGCTGAGGCCAAGGCAATTATGGACAAGATGGCTACTTTTATGGGAGGTATCTAATGACTAGCGTCATGCCCCGCAAGGAACATACTGTTACGGAGATCACTCCGGAGATTAAGGCTAAGGCTTTGAAGCGTCTTAGCAAGGCCAAGACTTCGCTTGTCTTGGGCCATCCGTTCTTCGGCAACGTGGCTATGAATATGCCGTTCGTGTTGGATAACACCATCCCGACTGCGGCTACCAACGGTGAGCATATCAAGTTCAACACCGACTTCCTCGATACCCTGACTGACGAGGAGGTTGTGTTTCTTGTGGCCCACGAATGCTGCCACCCCATGCTGGAACATCCGTTCCGCCGTAACAACCGCAACCCCCGCAAGTTCAACCAAGCAGGGGACTACGTCATCAACCAACTGCTGTCAGACGAGGGCGTTGGCAAGATGCCCGACGTCGGCCTCAAAGACGACCATATATATAAGGCCGGTGGCGGTACGACCGATGGCATCTACAACATCCTGCCCGATGACGACAACGGCAACGAGGGCGGCAGCGGCGGCGACCCTATCGACTGGTGCGATGACAACGATGGTACTCCTGCTGAGAAGGAGCAGAAAGCCGCTGAGTGGAAAGTGCGAGTGGCTCAGGCAGCACAAGCCGCCAAGATGATGGGCAAGATGAGTGCAAACATTGCACGTTTGGTCGATGAGGTTCTGTCGCCTAAGGTTGACTGGCGTGATGTGCTTCGTAAGTTTGTTGAGCGTTGCAAGAACGACTCTCGTACCTGGGCACGGTTCAACCGCCGTTTCATTGGGCAAGGCATCTTCCTGCCTAGCGTTAGTGGCGAGGCTCTTGGTGAGTTGGCGTTCATGATTGACTGCTCTGGCTCGATTACGGATGACATCCTCAACCAGTTCGCCGCTGAGATTCACTTCGTCAAGGAGGAACTCAACCCGTCTGTCATCCACGTTATCTATTTCGACTCGGATGTGTGTCACTACGACCGTTTCGGTCGTGACGATGAGTTGGTAGTTAAGCCGCATGGTGGTGGCGGCACGGCGTTCTCGCCTTGCTTCAAGTACCTTGAGGACAACGATATCCACCCTGTTGCTGCCATCTTCCTGACCGACCTGTACTGCGATGACTTCGGTAATCCTCCGGAGTATCCGGTGCTGTGGGTTAGTAACGGTACTGATACTGCACCGTTCGGTGAAGTGGTGATGATGTAGTCACAACGTAATCACAACCATACCTATTACATAAGGAGAGACATACATGGCCGTTGTTCGATTGAGTGATTCCCTCATACAAGGCGTTCTTACCAATGCCCGAGATGTTCACGACAAGGAACTTGTTAAGGTGAGGGACAACATCCCCAAGGATCTTGGTATGCGTGTGTACGACCAAGCCTTCAGGGACTACATAGCAGGTATGAATGCCCTGCCTGCCGTGTTCTTTGACACCACCGACAGCATCCGTATCGACGGTGTTTACTATAACCGCGGGTCTGGTAAGGACAACATCCGTATTCCTATGCAGTACAACCTTACCCACAAGGTTCGTATGCCCCACAAGTACACCGGAGTTACAGAGTTCGGGTTCGTTAATGGCCCTTCTTATGGCTACGGCGTTACTTTGGATGCTGATGACCAACGCTGGACTGACTCAGGTATCCTGCAAGAAATTGAGGAATATGATGCTGCTATCAATGCAATCACGGCAAAGCAAACTGCCTTTGTAGATAGTGTCCGCAAGGTTCTCAATGCCCATACGACTCTTGCTCCTGCCTTGAAGATGTGGCCCGCCCTGTGGGACTTGATTCCTGAGCCTTACAAGAACAAGCATCGTGAGGTTAAGACCAGAGAGAAGCGCGAGGATGCAGAGTTGGACGTTGACCTCAATAGCCTTACTGCCGCAGTTACCCTTAGCAAAATCACGAGGTAAGCAATGACCCAGAACTTTACAAGCACCAAGGAACTTGTTGTCAAGTGGGCTGAGGAGCGTGGCATTACCACGCATTCCGACCCGAGAGCGCAACTTCTCAAGGCAGTATCGGAGATGGGTGAACTCGCTGACGCTGAGATTAAAGGCGATGCAGTAGGCCAGATTGATGGCGTTGGTGATGTTCTCGTATGCCTAACCATCTATTGCGATATGTGCGGATGGGATATCGAGGACTGCTTTAACGCTGCATGGGAACAGATTCAGCATCGCCGTGGCCGCGTAGTGGAAGGTGGAGCCTTTGTTAAGGAGGAGTGATGGCAATGTCTGACGACGAGATTCCTGAGAACTTACCTGAGGACAAACTCATAGAACATCTGGACTTGCCGAAGGGTTCATCACTCATCCGACTACAAGTGATTATTTACAGCGACCCGAACAGTTCTATAGGAGGAGTAGTTGTCCCTAACCTAGATACCCACATGGACAAGATTGACGAAATCACTTTAGCGTTCCGAGCATTGACAGAGTCTTTTGAAAACATGGTTGATGAAAACTACAGCGCAACTCGCCAATAGGAGGGCAAATGTTCACTAAGTACGAACAAGTTAAGGCTTACTTCTCTACCTGCCGCGATAAAAAGAAAGGCAAACCACTACTTACACCGTACCTCATCACGCAGAACGGACAGGACTTTGAGTTTCGTCTACGGTATAGCAAGAACAGCGATATTGTGTTTGCCATCGTCAGACCAGATGACACGATGGAGTTCACCCTCACTACAGAGAAGATGCGTGTATGGAGCAACACGCTTTGCATGACATTCCACAAGGTGTTTCCAGTTGAGTTCCGTCGAGTAGCGACGGGCAGATACAAACTCATCCTTACTGAAACTCTACCTAAGTGGGCGGACTACCAATACAAGCCCACCAACGAGAGTCATCTAGCCTTTTGTACTGCTGCAACATCAGCAGTCAAAGCGGCATCAGAGGCGTTCAGCGGACTACGCATACACCTACCAACAAGTACCTATGTAAATCCAAAGTTCCTCAACGCTGAGAATGCAGACAAAGATAAGGCATCCGAGTGGCGCAAACTTGTTACCAAATTCAAGCGGCAGATGAAGGTTCGTGCCAAGTTGGGTACGTTCACTAAAATCAACGAGGAAGTACTAGAACGGCGTAGGAAGTCCGGAACATGGTCGCGTCCAGACTGGGCTGATTCTGAGTGGCAGTCATTGCTTTACAACGCCATCACAAAAGGCGAATATCCAAAAGAATTTCTTGACGGTATCGCAGAGACTTCGGCTACTACTTATTACTACAGCACCAATCCTTCAGATATTGAGGTGATAGTGCGTACAGTCGATGAAGTCTACAAGGCATCGTCCCTATATCTTCGCAATACGTTTGGAGTTTTTAGCAATGCAATGCAAAGCCTGTCAGATCAGGATGAAGTGCGTGGACACCAGATGGAATGAAACTTCTCAGATAACTCTACGGAAGTGGGTGTGCGGTCAATGCAAGGGTAAGTACAAGACCGAGGAGCAAATAGTAGGTATGGTCAAACGGCATACAAAGCCTGAGAAACCGTTGGCTGTACCTACTACTACACCGAAACCAAAGCCAAAGAAGGTCTACAACAACCCACCAAGTCCAACCAGACCAAAGCACAAAGGTATGAGTGACTTCGACTATTCCTTTGGGGATGAGTATGGGGGAAGGGAGAACTTTTCTGACCTTGGTATCGACATTTATAGAGACGACTACGAGTAACAGGAGGTAGTATGCAAAACATAGAGAAAGCAATCCTTGCCGTGTTGGAGAACCCGACCAAGGAAATCAAAGACATTGCCAACAAAACCGGCATCCATTACGACATTGTGTGGAAAGCCAAGCAGCATATCTACAAGATTAAGGGCTTGCCTTTTGCGCCTAGTCTTAAACAGTTTCCTGCCTTTATGAATCACAAGGGTATCAGCCCTAACACCATTGCTTTGGTGCAAAAATCCCCCATCAAGGTTAAGGCCTTGCATGAGTTTGAAAACGGTTGCAAGAAACTCGAAAGGATGGAGATTGTGGAAATCGTGCCAGAACCCAAGGCTAGTGCGGACGACCGTCAAGTTGGCGGCAGTCATTACAAAGATATGCAAGTTCAACCCTGGACTGCCATGCAAGCATGGATGAGCAGAGAGGAGTTCCTGGGGTTCCTTCGTGGCAACATCATCAAGTATGCTGCGCGGTCGGCTAAGAAGGGTGGCATCGAGGATTTGAAGAAACTACTGCACTACGCTCAGAAGTATGTTGAGGTGGCGGAGGCTTCATGAGATGCGAACCGATGACGACGAGTACCTAGACCGTTGCGCTATCGCGGCTATGAACGGCATCATGTCGTGCCTTAGTCGAGACCTGCAACAGTTTGTCTACGAGTTCAATAAACCCGAGGTGATTAACGGTATGGCAAACCTGTCATACCGTGTCGCCCATGCCATGCTCAATGAACGCAACAAGGAATGTGATGATGAATAAGCCTGACCCGTTGTTTCCTGACCCGTTGTTTGACTACGCTCCAATCCTTCTGCGTATGGACAAGATATGTAAAGAACTTCACCACGCTGCCCTAGATAAATCCTACGGCAACTGCCTTTCCATGTTAGACGAGATGATTGTTCAGTCTCGTATGCTTCGTGCATGGATTAACGAGCAGAAGGGGGAGGGCAATGAGTGAGTCTGTTACCACCCGACCATTCCGTATTTCGAGTGATGCCTTTTGTCTCGACGAGATGAGCCTTCGCAGGTTCTATTCTGCCAACTTATTGACAGTTCCTGTGCGGGAAGTACGCGTGCTTACTAGAGGCATGGGTCAATCCCATATCAAAGTATCTCAGGTACAAATCCTAGTAGGTAAACGGCTCAAGGACTTCTGGGCTGACGTAGTTACCGGCACTTTGTACGACCCCACTACTGGATGGTGTATGTCATCCATCAACCGCAACATCATTGGGGCAGACCTATGAGTCTATTTGACACATACAAAACTTCAGATGACAGGTCTATACACGTATTAGATAACGCTTTCCCAAAGGCTTACCAAGAATCCCTCTACAACCAAATTGTCGGGGCGACTTATTCCATTGGGTTCGCGGATACTAGCGCGATAGAACGTGCTAACCATAAATATCTACATCACCCATTAGACCCGAGTGGCGTGGAGGCTATAGGTATATTTTCTACGCTAGAGAAGGCGTCGATTTATCAACTTATTGAGGGTAAGCAACTCACTAGGGCCACAATAAATTTATCGGTTCCTTCTGATACTAATTTTCCACACACTCATCGTGGAGAGTGGTCACTTCTCTACTACATAAACTTAGACTGGAACCCAGAGTGGTCGGGGGAAACCATGTTCTATGACGATGCGCTATCCAAAGTGGAGTACACATCGCTCTACACACCTAACAGACTTATAGTATTTGACGGGGATATACCTCACGCAATACGTCCACAAGCAGTAACAGCCCCGCACTATAGGTTCACGCTAGCCATGTTCTTTGAAAAGTAACCGGAGGTAGTCATGTATATCTGGTTCAATCTGTTGATGTACTTCAACCACCAGTGGTACTACCTTGACTCCTTTGAGACGCTAGAGCAGTGTCAAGAAGCGCAATGGGAACAAGTCGCACAAGGCGAACCAGATAGACATTTCTACTGTATACCTAGACCCGTAGAAAAAACATAGAGCACACATGGATATCGTAACGATTGACTTTGAGACCTACTACGACAAGGACTACAGCCTATCCAAGATGACTACTGAGGCATACATCAGAGACCCAAGGTTTGAGGTCATTGGTGTAGCAGCAAAGGTCAACAACTTTCCGACTGATTGGTATAGCGGAAGCGACCCTGGAAAGTTTCTAAAGAGTATTGCCTACAACGACAAGGCTATCCTCTGCCACCATACCGCCTTCGACGGGGCAATCCTGTCATGGCACTACGGCATTCAGCCAAAGTTGTGGTTGGATACGCTATCAATGTCCAGACCTAAGCACCAGACTACTGTTGGTGGATCGCTAAAGGCGTTGGCACAACACTACCAACTAGGTGTTAAGGGCGAGGAAGTTCTCTCAGCCCTCGGCAAACGCCGCGCAAACTTCACCCCACAAGAACTTTCACGATACGCAGACTACTGCATCAACGATGTGGAACTCACCTACCAACTGTTCAACAAGTTGCGTAAGGGATTCCCTGCGTCAGAGATTGCGGTCATCGACCAGACCCTCCGTATGTATACGGAACCAACCATTGAGTTAGATACCGCCCTGCTACGAGAGCACCTCAACAAAGTGAGGGATGGCAAGCGTGAGTTGCTAGCGGATATGGGCGGCGGTGCAAGCGAGGAAGCCGCTACCAAAGTTCTTATGAGCAACGAGTTGTTCGCTCAGTACCTAACCAAACTGGGCGTACGTCCACCCACCAAGACGTCTCTGCGTACAGGCAAGGAAGCGTGGGCGTTCAGCAAGACGGACAAAGAGTTCACTGACTTGCTAGAACATCCTGACGAATGTGTGCAGACTGCGGTGGCTGCC